GAGCATTCCTCTGTTCGTGGAGGGGGGTAACATTTTCCTTCATCCGAACAATGACAGTTATGTGTCTCTTCATGGCATAGTGGGGAACTGGAGGAACATATCCGTCAGCACTTCCCTGAATAACAATGATGACAATGTGATGTTTATTAATACGGGTAATATAGAAGTGACACTTCCTCCGGATGTTCCGGGACATACCATATACTTCAAACGTATGAGCGGCGGGGTAAGACTGACAGGCGGGCGCATCCTGCCTGCCCCCGGAGGAAAAGAGATGTCCTCCATTGATCTGGATTATGCGTCCGGATTCGTTAAATGTATGGGTAATTATTGGGTTATGTTTTATTGCGGATAACAGTATTTAATTAAGAATATTATGAAAGTTGATTTTACAAAATTTCCCCTGTTCACGGGGATAGACAGACAGGATATGGTGATAGCGGATATCCGTAAGGATATTGCTGACGGCATTTACAGGAACGTGCCCGGTCTTCCGGCGCACGTGCTTGCGGAGAAGATCTATCGGAACGAGCTTGTGGAGCTTGCCGATGACGAGATTCATATACTTGACCTCTACACTTCCGCTTCGGTGGGGCAGCTCGCCGACTCATGGCAGGATTATAAGAAAAACAATTTGGAAACTG